ATCAGCAATCTTACCCATGGTAGACACATTTCTGGAACTAAGGTTCTTCGTTGCGCTTCCTAATGCATTTATTCCATTTGCAAGCGTTCCAAGGTTTGACGTATTGATCCGGCTCAACGCACTCGATAATGTATTCAGTTTTCCACACAAAACATCAATGGAATTGCTTGCCTTGGTTGCTTCCGCTGATATTTGAATATTAAGGTTATCTATGGTTGCCATGTTAATACCTCATAATACAAAAATAAGGGCGGCAGTAATTATTGTTCACCGCCGCCCTCCTTGTGATTTGCGTCAAAATTTGCTTTCATTGCTAACATTTTGGTTACAAATTCTTCTCTTTTTCTCTGTATTTCTTCTTCTGTTAATGGTCTGTTTTCTTCTGCTTTTTCTTCCGCAATTTGGTAAATCGTTTTCTCTTCATATTCCGATTTTGATTTTCTTCCACGTAAATTTCTATCAACTGCAACAAAAACAGCGGATTGTACGTATGTGCCAACGGCATTCCATACATAATTATCAATCCGTTTCAATTTGTTATCATAAGCCTTAACATATAGCTTTAATTTTCTTGGGTTAAGTTTCCAGAATACTTCCTCCGATATATCCCTCGATAATGCCTCTATGAGATATTCGTTTTCAATCATTTCTCTGGTTGTTTTGTAATTTACTTCTTTGCTTTCTTCGGATTCTCTGCAATTTCCTCCTCCGTTGTCTGGCTGAGCGCCCGAAAAAAATCTGACTCGTCAAATTCTTTGGAAATTACCTCGGAAACCTCGTTCATTGTGCCGCCGGCAATAATATGTTTCTCAATCTCCTTGCCAGCTTCTTCAAGGCTCAGACCGGAACAAATTGCGAAATAGCAACGTACCAAATTTGTGCTTTTCTTTGCGATTGTATCCATAGGAACACCCATGTCCTCAAAATCACAAACCATGTTAAAATCTATTGCCTTTGCCTTGTATTCAACTCCATTAATTGTAAACTTTCTCATATCCATTTTTCCTTTCCCAATCTTGCTTTTGTATAGGGAAAGGGACGGTATTTCTACCGCCCCTACCTATCAAGATTAAATTGTGCTATCTGTTTCCAGATAATCTGTTTCGGCTACATCTCCGTCACCACTCGCTGTAGCCTTTGTGTCAATTGTCGAGTGGTCTATGATTCCCCCACTGCCACTGCGGTATCCAACCCAATGAATTCATTGGTTGTACAGTTAATGTCTACAGTAAGAAGGGAGTTCTGGTCAATTGCCGTAACCGGAAGCTTCGTAGGTACGGTTGCAATTACAAAAATATTCTCCGCAAGTCCCGGAACCTTTGTTAAGAAGCAAACCTTCTTGCCGAGTAATGCCGTCCATTCCTTTACCGTCTCGTCTGTCAGATTGATTGTGATTGTGTATGTATCACTCACTGTACTTCTGCCAGCAACATACTTCGTGATATAGTCCTCTAATGCCGAAGCGTCAATGCTGTCTGGGTCAAGTGTTAATTCACCAATAGCATTAATTCTTGTCAGCTGTGAATAGCTAGCTGCTGTAGTTACCTTTGCTCCATCTGTAGACTCTGCCGCCCACAGCGTAATTCCAAGTGAAGATAAACCTGCTGTTGCCATGATTTTATTACCTCGCTTTTCTGCATAAAAAAGAAGAGGGTGTTTCCCTCTTCGTGTTAATAATTACCATTTTATAATGTCAGAAGCACCGATAATTCTTCGATACCTCGAAACATATCTGTATTCATCAGTGTTTTCATAATCTGCGAATGGTTCTCCAACCATTTCAAACATCATGTTTCCTGTCATAATATCTGCAATGTAATTGGAAATTTCCTCACATACGCTTTCACTCACATTGCTGTATACTTCTATCTGGAAAGTAGTAAGAATGGCATTTACGCCACTGTCAAGTGTTTTTCCTTCTTCCGTTCCTTGCATTTTCCGCACAAGTACGTAAGGGAAATTAGGTTTTGTTTTTCTTATTAGGTCTGTGCCGCAATTAATGTTTGAATATTTGCTTTTAAATTTAGCAAGAACCCTTGTGTTAATTGCTGTGTACACATTACTCTTAATCGCACTCGTCCACACCTAATCACACCTACTTTCCAAATATTTCTTTTGCTGCTTTCTCAACTATTTTCTGGAGCTGTATTGACGTATTGTACATGAATGGTCTTGACGGCATACCCTCAGTGTAATGCCATACTCCATCATCACCGGGGTAAAACCAGTAATAGTTTCCTGTTACCGAATTCTTTTTAATGGTTTTTCCACTTGCGTATTCCCATGTCACTCCATCTGGTAAGTTATAGGGATATGGAACATCGATACCTCTCTGCCCTGTACCAAATTCCACAAAGCAAGCGTGTTCACTGTCTGCTACAACTGCAAATATCGCACCACATTTTTTGCTGCCAACGTATTCACTGTGCAAACTCTGAATTAATTCTCCTGTGAATATAGCGTCAAGGTCTGCTATCTGTACTCTTGCAATCTCAACACCACGCTCAGCCAATGTCTCAGCTAGTAATTGAGCTTTGTATGTCAAACTGTCCGAGTATTTCTGTAAATCCTCTTGAAGTTTTCTGATTGACGAAACCGACAGTATGTCGCATTTTAAGGTTTTCTTTGCCATGTAGCACCTACTTTGTTAATGCTTTCAGAATGTACTTTGTGTAGTTAATGCTTTCCGATACCTTTATCACGGTATAGTCTGCGCTTGTTGGCTCAACAATAGTCTTATTTTCGTCTTTAAAGGCGATTTCCGACTTATGCCATATAAGCGTACCCTCGACAATTTCAAAGGCATTCTTAGGGCAAATAAGCGTTGCGTTATAGTCCGATATTGACAATCCATATTCCTGTGATTCTGCGTCACCGCCACTCATGGATATGCTTGATAGAAATTTCTTTGGGACGGAATAACCTATCTCTGTTTCTCCTGTCTCTATCGGTGTTTGTTCACCGTCAATATCAATGTATTTAATATTGCCTTCTCCATCAGTTTCGTATACTGGTGTTTCACCTATCTGATTGGAATAATACATCTTCTGTTTGTTTGCTCTTGCAAGTCGCATACAACATCACTCCTCGACCTCTGGCAAACCAGTGACCGATGTAAGAATAGAAAGAATTCCAGCCAATATGCTTGCAGATACAACAGAAATCCAATTCACATCGCCAAGGAAAGCACTCGTCCCGATTGTTGCAATAGCTGTCTGTGCAACTGTTTTTACTGCTCTAATTCCGGCACATTTGAACCAACTCTTTGTTTTGTTGCTCATTTTCCATCTTCCTTTCCATTCAATCTTTCTTCCAAACCATCAAGCCTGTGATGTGCTTGTTTAGTGCTTTCTTCCACCTTAACAAGCCTTTCATTGTAAGATTTCATTTCCTCTCTGATAGAGGAAATTTCCGTTCTTACCTCTTGCATTGTTATTCCTATGTTATCTAATTTGACATTAATTTTTGTGTCATTTCTGACACGTTCCTCAATGTCCTTTACATCTGTTGTTTTGCTGTTCTTATGGTTGAAATAAAACACGCACAGAACAGACAATCCGCTGAAGCATAAACCAATAATGCTTATAATCAATGTTGTGTTCATTCCGCACCGCCTCTAATCAAAGATTTCACTGCCCGCCGCCACCTAATGTGAAATTCCCATGCGATATGCCGAAAACGGCATATCACGCACTGACTACTTTGGTTTTATAATTTTGCTATCGGGATAATTCCATTAAAGAGCTTGTTCCTATCCGTCATAGTCAGATTGATTGAATTTTCACTATGTGTTGCTTCAAAATCTCTGCCTACGCTGTTGTAATCATACAGGGCAATATTGCGAATATTGGAAAAGTAATCATACAAATCCTGATTCACCATATCGTCTGTATAACTCGCCGGATAATTCCTCGCTCTCTTTACTTCTCTGATTGCATTTCTTACTTTGGAGAGTAGGATTTTTTCATCGAAAAGCTCATCATCAGTTGATAATTCGACTTTCAAATCTTCTACAATTTCCTCTTCCAAGGTCAATGTCATTTCTTCGTCCATACTCTCACTCCCTCTTTACAGATTGAAATGCTCAATCAGTTCCTTCTTTAACTCACCGCCAGTTTTATCTTCTGCGCCTTCAATACCTTCATTGGTGGCAAGTTCTTTCAACTCCGCAGTGGAAAGACGATTAATGTCGGTTTTTGTGTAATTTACCTCTTCTGCATGGATTTCCTGTTCGATGGGCGCAATCACGCTCTCCGGTTCACTCGCCTTTTTCCAACCGTTACTTAAAAATGCGGCGGCTTGGTTTTTATCCCGCACCGTCATAGTTATATTGCCTTTTACAAGTTTAATCACCATGAATTACCTCCATTTCGGATTACGCTGCACTCTTATGTACACCGATTGCGTCTGCCTTCTTGTTCAGGACAAATGCGTCATATCTTACACGTGCTTCTACAAGTGCGCCGGAAATGCCAGGTGCATTGTAATTAATCTTGAACTCCTGAAGCTTGACCGGATCAAGAGAAGCAACCGGATTTGTGATAATAAAATCTACATTCTCCGGCAGATAGTGAGTAGGAACCTTGATAACCGGTACACCATCAATTTCACCAACAACCCCATTCAGAGCAATCTGTGTAGCCATATCGCCCTTCTTTGTGAAGTTTTCGTCAAGCTTAATTTTGTTGTAATAAGCTGGTGTTACAACTGCA